CGGGATTCTTCGGGACGGGTCGTTTTGAAAAGAAGTTGCATATATTGATACAAAAAAACGCGGTCAATCCCACTCCAGCTTGTACTGCTTTTGCTGCCGCGCATTACGCTCACGAGCGATAATTCGGTAGATGCATTGTACGCTCAAGCTGAAATCCTTAGCTAGGGCCGAGGCATTGTCACCAGTGAATTTGCCATAGATTTCAGAATCACGGCGGCGCATCTTGGCCGCCGTTTCTTTTGGAAAATATAACGATTGCCCTCCCCAATGCTCAGCGATTTCGAACGCCACGGATTGTCCAATGTTTCTGGCGACCTTCTTTGACAACCCTGCTTCTTTTCGCAGTCGGTCTTCCAGGAATACAGCCAAATCTTCCAGCAGTTCTGTGCTGACATGGGGCGCTTCCATCCCATCCTCCTACAGCCTATCTCGCCACGCCTTGAGGCTCTCAATCACATTGCTGGCTTGTGCCATCGTCAGCCACTCCAGCCGCTCCACGCCCGTCTGGCGCTTGATGTAGGCCGCCAGAGCGCGTTCGGACGCATTGCGCACCACTCCGAGTTGGTGCAACTCAATCCATATGCCCCGTATCATCCGCGACTGGCGATCATCCGCCAGCTTACGCGCCATGGCCTTGATGCTGGGTCGTGGCATGAATCCAAGACGCTCCATGTGCTGAATCAAATTGCCGAGCTGTGCACCCGTTAATCGTGTTGAGGATTCGACGCCATAACGCTCAGCAAGCATTGCCCGGTAGTCATCGTCCGACAGACCGATCTGCTTCTGGGCAATTTTAATTTTGGCGATCAGCTTGTTGCGTGTCTGTTTGCTCATCTCTTCCTCCCGATCCACGCGATCCTGGCCCAGCAGCCGGCCGTAACCAACATGGCCAGCGCACCCCAGCGCGCCCCCAGCGTGGCCACCGTCAGGGCCATGAGGGCGAGCAGCCCGGAGTTGAGCAAAGCGGTGCTCATGGGGGCTACGGGCGCTGACTTGCGCAGCATAGGCAGCAGCGCCGCAGCGAACGCCCAGTTTACAACACTGATAATAGCATCTTGCCAGATCATGTCGTCCTCGCTCGGTTTTTGGTCATCAATGGGCTGCTCATCAGGCCAGGGCCGCCACGTCCCGGCGACCGCCCCGCAGGGCGGTTTCGCATTAGGCCTTGACCGCCTCCTTGAGCTGCTTGCCCGGTTTGAACTTGACGCGCCGTCCGGTAGGAATGTCCACAGGTGCGCCGGTCCTGGGGTTGCGCCCTTCGCGGGCCGGAGTGTCCACAACCTCAAAAGTGCCGAATCCGGTCAGGGTAATCTTTTCCTCATTGGCCAAGGCGCCGGTGATGGCATCCAGGACGCTGTCCACAGCGGCCTTGGCTTCGCTCTTGGTCATTCCCCCTTCGTTCAGCATGTCGATCAGTTCGGCCTTGTTCATGGTGATCTCCTTATTGTTGCAGTTTTTCTGCGGCGGTGAATGCCGCACTTTGGGCCAGAGTGATGTGGTCAGGGTCTGCGTTCCAGTCGTAGCCACTGATTCGATCAACGGTCCGGCGCAACGCATCTTGGTTGGTTTGTAGCGCCATGCGCAGGCTGGCGTTTTCGTTCTCCAGTTCCGCCAGCCGCATGGCGTAGTTGCCCAGCGTGCCCCCCCTGTCATCTTGCCCGACCAGGACGGTCTCGGCCTTGCCGATCAGCCCTGCAGCGCCGTCCGGCAGGGCGGCGAGGTTGTCTTTCAGCATGCGCAGGGCGCCTTCCAGATGGTGCGCCAGTCGCAGGTTCTGCGTTTCCACGGCGTAGATGGCCTTGCGTTCCTTCTTGGTCATTGCGTGCACTCCTAGACCTTGGCGATGTCGAGCGGCAGCGCGTCGTATCCGCCGTGCTCGTTGCGCTCGTAGAGCCGGATGTAGGATTTGGTACCGGTCACGGTGAGGCTGTCGGAGATGGCGTCCATGGCCTGCTTCCACCGATCGTCCCTGATATCAAGCCTCCTCAGGCCCAGGATGCGGCCCGTATTGATCTGCCCCTCCTTGTCCACCTGGAAGGCGTCGTTGATCAGCGCGCGGATCTCGCCGCGCGACCCCTCGGTCCACTCCCGGATGCACTCGTCGATCAGTTCCTTAGCGGCCTGGAGCCGCTCGTCGAACGTTAGATGTTCGGAAATGGCCCGCTGGAGTTTGTATCTGCCGTCAAACGACATCAGCGTGACGTTGCCCTTCTTGCCGCCCAGGTTGGCCCCGTACTTCTCGGCGCTCAGCTGGACAAAGGCGTCCACATCGCCCATGATCCGTACCTTGAAGTCGCGCAAGGTCTCCCGCATGGTCAGGAACTGCTCCACCAGTTCCATGACCAGGTCGTGCCGGACCCTGTCGATCTCCTTGATCTGGCCCAGGGGCACCCAACGCCCCTGGGCATCTTGCATCATAGCGTCCTGCGGTTGTTCCATCTTCTCCTCCTAGATGACCGGCCCGGCAGCCAGGTGTTGTTCCATGTTTACGACTCGCTCCACCTCAGCCAGGATGCCGTTGGCCAGCCGAATCAGTTCCTCGGCCGCCTCGCGTTCCACGCGCTGGGCCACGGCCTTGACCTCCACAGCCTGCCGCATGATCTTGCGGCTGACCGGACCATCCTGATTGTTCAGAATCTGAGTGCCGCCCCAGCCCTGGTTGCCGGTCTTGCGCCGCATTTCGTTCTGCATGTTCCCTCCTACACCTGTTGTATGATGCCCGCGTCCACGATCGGCGCGCCCACCTCGGCAGCCAGGTTCATGGCCGCCGTCATCACGTTGCCCACCACGAGCGGGTAGCAGAGTGAGATGGCGTTCTGGCGGCCTCGCGTGGGCGCGTTGCCGGTCAGTCGGCTGCGCATGGCCTCAACCCCTTCCGACGTGATGATCTTGGACATGTCCACACCGGACCGCTCCAGCTTGAACTGGAGGTACTCCTCCAGGCTGCCGTCCAACGGGCGCAGCGTCACCACCTCGCAGCGCTGGGTCACCTCGCGCACCGCGTAGTTGCTGGCCGAAAGCCGTTCCATCAGCTCCGGTTGCCCGATCAGGAAGACAGTGAGCAAGGAAGTGAAGCCGTCGCCAGAGTCCAGCTCCAGGAATCGCTTCAGGTGCTTGAGCGTGGGTACGGGCAGCGAGTGCGCCTCTTCGATGATCATCACGTGCTTGTATCCGGCGCGGCAGGACTCCCGCAGCGTGCGGTGCATCTGATTGAACCGCTGCTCCGGGCTGTTCGCCAGTTTTTCCAGCTGGGCCACACTGCCCATGACCGCTTCCACAAGATGCTGGCTTTTGAGTGTCTTCCCTTTTTTGTCGTTGTCCTCCATGCCCAACACATACGGTTCGATGATGTGCACGGGGCGTCCGGCTGCGGCGATGCGCGCCTTGAAGTCGCGCACCAGCGTGGTCTTGCCGCTGCCGCTCTCGCCTACGATGGCCATCAATCCGCCGCACTGCGCCTTGAGCCACATGGCCTCGCGTACCATCCTGATTTCGCCGCTGAGGAAAATATCCTCGGGCGAGCGCAACTCGTCCTTAAACGGATCGCGCAACAAGTTGAAATGCTTCCGCGTTGCCGGGAGCAATGCCTGACATCCAATGAGCATAGGCTGGACCTCCTCCTTCTTTTGGGTCGTGTTGGCCGGGGTGGCCGGGATGGCCTCAATCTCCGAAAATGATTTGTTGATATCGGCCATGGACGCCCCAGCGTTGACGAGCCAGCGCACCATGCCACTCGTCAGCCCATCGCGGCTCTTGCGCTTGGGCCAATTGTTGCGCAGCAGGATTTCGCTCATGGTCGCGGGGCTGACGCCCACGGCGCGGGCCATGGCGCTTTGCGACTGGCCAAGTTTGGCCAGCAGGTCTTGGATGATCATCTACATTCCCTCCACCAGCCGCAGGGGCTGCACCATCTTTTGCGGGCCGGTGATCCGGGCCGCAATACCGCCGATTTCGTCCTCGGGCACGCCGTCCGGGTACCGCTGTTGGAGCCAGCTGTAAGACTCCCCGTCCCAGGCCTCGCCCACCAGTTGCTTGAGGCGCAGGGCCGCCTCCACCAGCGGCAGCGGCTGAATCTCCCGCCGCCCGGCGTCCAGGGTCAGGTCGCGGCCACGGCGCGGCAGATATTCGGGCGCGGGCTTGACGTCGGCCATGACGTCCACGCGTTCGGGAGCACGAGGAGCCTTTGGGTCAGGCCCGGCGGCTTCAATGCGCTTGCGCATCCGCTCCGCCTTGGTCTCCGGCAGGGCCTTGTGTTCCCGGCCGATCACCGCCGCGTCCTGGCGGAATCCTGCCTCGTCCTTGGCCACCGGCTCCACGGTCCAGACCGTGTCCTCGCCGGTGAGCGGCTCGTGCACGATGACGTCAACAGCGGGCACCCGGTAAGGATTGACCACAACCTGGACGCGCATGCCCGGCAAGATGCCGTTCACCCATCTGAGATCGTAATCATTACGGCCATATCCCTTGATGGCGTGCGTAATCGAAAAATCATCCTGGACCTTGGTATCTTTGGGCCTCGTGGTGACCAGCTCGCGGCAGAGAGCAAGCGGCGGGGCCTTGATGAGTTGATCCTCGGTAATGGTCATCCACACGTCGTTGCGCGGCTTGCCGGTGCGGGTATGCGGAACTCGGGCGTTGAAATGCCGACGCCACTTGTCGGCCAGCTCTTGCAACTCCGCCAGCGAGCCGACGCGCCGGAACCGCAGCCGTCCCTCAAAGTGGGTCTCCACCAAATTGTTGGCTTGTTCCACGCTCCCCTTGGCCCGAGGGTTGCCAGCAGCGTGTGTGTCCCAGGCCACGCCCAGGCGCTCCAGCAGATTGATGAACAGGTGCGCGGTGTTCGCCGAGCCTTTGTCCATGTAGAGCATGCGGGGAACGCCGTGCATGGGGTCATGCGGACCGCGTTCGGAGATGGCGTCCAAAAACACGTCCACCAGTCCCTGGGCGGACTCGCCCGCGGCCTGCACGTAGCGCACATAGATGGTGCCGCTGTAATGGTCAGTGATGACGTAGCGCCAGACCCGTTCGTTTTCGACCTTGACGATATTTTGCAGTTTGTTTTTGTAGAATTTTTTCGCTTCCATGCACTGCATGCCGCCCTTAGGTAGGTAGAATAGCACGCAAAGCGAGGGGTCCACCTGCCAGCACCAGTTCGGGTGTAGGCTCTTCATATGTCCGTGCGGTTTGGTGAGCAGCATATTCGGGTGGCAACCGTAGGCCCGCATGGCGCGTGACAGCGTGCAGGCACTGGGCATAGTCACCTCGCCGGTGTCCGGATTGACGCAGCCTTCGCCGTTCTCGGCCAGGATCTCGCGTATCTCGGAGATCGGCAGCGTCCGCTTGCCGTGGGCGCGGGTGGCCACGTGGTGCATATGCGCCGCCTTGACGGCCAGTTCTTCGGAGGTCATCAGGCGCCCCGCATTGGCGCGCCGCTTGCGCCCGCTGCTCCAGCCGATCTCCTTGAGCCTCCGGTACACCTGTTGCCGCGAGCAGCAGAGCGTCCGGCGCGCCTCGTCCACCAGCTCAGACCGCTGCCCGTGCGGCGTCTCATTCAGCCTCGCGGCCAAGTCGCGCAGCAGGTCCAGCTCGCCCAGGCGGGCCGCAGCCGTCCGGTTGGACGAGGCAGGCATTAGTGCAACCCTCCAAAGGCATCCGTCACCTTGCCTGCCTCATGATCGGCCTTCGCCTCGTCGCGCAGCCACTCGGGCTGTACAATGTCCGCAAAGTCCACAGGCACCCCCTGTTCGGCCAGGGCCGCGCCGATGTCCTCGCACAGCACCTGCGCCACCTGCATGGCGTAGCTGGCCGTATGCGCGGAGATCCCCTCTGTTTCCGTGACCGCTTCGATCTGAGCCAAAAACTCCTTAAATTTTGCCAGGGTTTCGATATGCAGGCCGTTCAGCTGCTTGACAGCCTCAGCCTCCCGTTCCAGGCGCAGCTCCGTGTCCGCGTTCTTGGGCAGGCTCTTGAGCTTGGCCAGGTCGGTCTCGGCCTTGTCCAGCCGCTGCTGTTTGGCCTGGAGCACCTTGTCCTTGGCCTCCATGTCCGCCTTGAGATCGGCGGCCTCTTTCTTCGCCGCCGCCTTTTCCGAGGCGTGCCGCGCGGCCATGTCCTGGAGGATGTCCAGCACCTGTTCGCGGCTCTCGCTGGCGATGGCCTGCTTGACCACCTCCTGCTCTTCCGGCGGCAATGCCTTCAGGGCGCGGTAGTCCTTGGCCCGGAAGCCGATGCGCTCGGCGGATTCGTAGAGGTCGGAGCCGAGGGTATGCAGATTTTGGGTCAGTTCTCTGACACGGCGCGCGGATTTACCCAGAAAGACCTGGCAAAATTCCTCCAAATCGGCGACGTATCGCCGATTCCCTTCGGCGTCGGTATACGGGAGATTCTTGTACCCCTTGTTTTTCCTGATTTTATCGAACGCCTGTGCTGCCGCGACATCGGCGACGTGTCGCACAAAATCCAGGCTTTCGATCTGTCCAATTGTTCTGAAGGCCTCTCCGGCATCAAGCACCGCCTGATCCGCCACGGCAGCGGAATTCCGGATGCGCTCCAGCTCCTGAGCGCGGTCCGGCGTGATCTCCGGGATGGGGTCGGTGCGCGGCTCGTCGGCGTGCATTTCGCCGAGTGTTGTAGCTTCGTTACTCATTTGTCCCTCCCTGCATCGCCCCGGCCGCGACCCGCTGGTTGATTTCCATGAGTCGGGCTTGGGCATTTGCCATCGCCGAGGCATGGCGCTGCGCGATCTGCAGCATCCGGATGGACGGGGTCCAACGGCCTGTTTCCAGCTTGGTTGCCCAGCCGCAAGCCTCCAGTCCTGCCAGCGCCCGGCTGACGTTGACCGGGGTTTCGCCCAGCGCCCGGCTGATCTCCGCGTTGGTCACCCCTTGGATGGAGTGATGTGACAGCATTTCCAGGATGCGCAGGCCGCGCCGCAGCGTTGTGCCGCCGGTGTTTTGGCTCATTTGGCCCCTCCTTGTTTGTCGGCGTTGCGGGTGGTATCGGAACAGAAAAAGGGGACGTTGACATGATGCTTGATCGGGCGCTGCAACTTGAGATTCTTGAGCACCTCGCCTCGTTCCACCCCTTCGACGCCCCCCGCGACACATGGGAACAACTCCTTGCCCTGGCGTCCGGCCATGAACGCAGACTTTGCTCCAACATGATCTACCTGGAGGAACACGGATTTCTGGTCAGCGGTATCCGCATCAGCGGCCATGAACCCATGATTTCCATCTCCGCCATCAGAATCACCTCCGAAGGCATGGACCTCTTGCAAAAGGACGGCGGGCTTGCCGCCATCAAAAAGACGCTCACCGTGCGTTTTCATGCCGAAAGCCTCGCCGCTCTTGAGTCCTGCATCAAAGAGAGTCATCTTCCCCCCGCTGATAAGCGTTCTGCCTTGCAAGCAATTCGAGAGCTTCCCGCTTCCTCCATAGAGAATTTGACCCGCATACTCTGGGAAAAGGCAGCGGAGAACCTGCCGGAATTACTTCGACTAATAGGAACAAGTGTTCTTTGACCGGAGGGTTGTCGCGCTGGTCCGCTTTCATGGCTTCGATCTCCTCTCTTGAAACACCCGACAGGGAAATGCGCTGTTCCTCGCGCGGCCAGTAGACCCTGTCCCGGTTGCGAAACCGGCCCCACCCCGCGAATTCGCCGAGGTTGACCCAAAAGTCGTCCCGGTCCTGCTCCAGATAGAGGCAGAGCGCGTTCTGGTGGAACAATGCGCCGACCATGGAAACCCGTGTGCTATCGCTCATCCTATTTCCTCCCATAGTTCGCGTTTACGTTTCGCCCGTTTTTTCTCTTCCGCCATCATCCGACCCAGCTCGTAGTAGGCGACCTCGTCCGGCGGCAGGAGCCGGTAGCCCGTACCCTCCAGGGCGGCCTCGGCCAGGCCGGGATCATCCGTGACCGTGACCAACGCTGCCAGGGCTTGGAGCGGCGTTGGCCGGTCTTCCTTGCTGGCCGCCGCCCAGTTGTTCAGGGCGTGGACAGATACCTCATGCCCGGTCAGCCGGGATATCTCCTCGGCCACCACCTCGCGGCTGAGACCGCACCGGGTCAACGCCCGGCTAAGCGCGCTCTGGACACCCTCGCACGTGCGCAGGCTGCCGTTTTGCATCCTCTGCGAGGGCAGGCTGGACATCGGCAGGGTCAACTGGACCATCCGATTGTCTGATGTTGCCTTGCGCTTAGACATTGCGTCCCTGGATTTCAGCGGGTACAAGGTGATTCATAGTGGCTACGCGTTGATCGCGGTGGCCATTTCGCGGTCGTCCACTATTTCGCCGTCCTTGATGCCCAGGGACACCGCGATATTGTGAGACTGCCCACGTAAGGCGGCGCGCTCTTTCTTCAGAATGCGCCGGGTCAGGTCGGCGTCGTAACCGTGGGCTCTGGCCCACGCCGCGATCGGGATGCCCTTGCGCTCCAGGTCTCGTTTCACTTCTTCAGGAGTTCGAGCCATGTTTTGATCCCTTGGCTTTGTTAGAGGTTGTCGCGTTTGTCGTGACTGGTCACGTTCTGTGCGTACACTATGCTCTAAATTTCGAGCATGGTCAAGCTCTATTTTTCGAGCAGGAGTGTTTTTGTGTCTGAAGATAATATTGGCGCCAGGATACGAATCATCCGGGGAAACGTACCCCAGGATGAGTTTGCTAAGCGGCATGGCGTTAATCGAAACACGCTTGGACGCTATGAGAAGGGGACGAATGACCCCAACGCATCATTTTTGGCATCTTTGATAGATGCCTATGGCGTTGACGCGAACTGGCTCCTCCTTGGCGTGGGCGAGCCGCCGACCCCGGAGCTGACCCCACGCGAGGCCGCGCTCCTGGACAACTACCGACATAGCCCGGAAGAAGCCCGGCGGAACTTGGAAAAGACGAGCGCTCTACTTGCGCAACGTGAGGACGGGGAAATAAAGGACGTAGGCTAAAACAGGAGGGTGAGGACGGATGATCAAGAAGAAAATGCTGTTTGCGGTTGCCTCACTCCTGATTGTGGCGTGTTTAGGAGGCTGCGGTGGAAGTGAAGACTCCACTACGAATATTGCCATTCCGACAGACACTCCCCCGGAGGCTGCCAAACTCATCCGAGAGGTGACGCCCTTGCTTGAAAAACTCCTGCCAGGATTATCCAAGTATCAGTCGTTACTCCAGTTTATTGGCGCTACTGGTCCACACGAAGTCCACCTCACCAACGGGGAATGGGTGAAAGTGGTCACTCTTGAATTTAAAGTGGCCGCAAAGGGGCTTCCACCTAGTCTGGCGGGTTGCCAAGGGCATCACATTCGCATTGAGGTTGAAGAAAATGGGCGTCGACTGTTTATCAATAAACGCACAGGCGAGGCTGTTTTGCTGGACCGCCCGTTCAAGTCTTCGACCGGAGATGTCATTATCCACCTTTAGCTTTGAAAAGACGAGCGCTCTACTCGCGCAACGATCGCGCGACGAGGAAATGAAGGACGCGGGGTAGTGGACTGAAATCATACCTCATCGCTCAACAAGCAGCGAGGGGATGCCCTTCCAACAGGACGAGAATATGAAAAGCTATTCACTTGCTACGTTTGTCACCTTGTTGATTCTGCTCACGGTGACGGCCTGCGGTGGCTCTGACCGGACCATCACGCCCTCATTTTCTGAGGTAAAAATCAAGATTACCGAGGAAGGGAAGATCATCCTTTCTGGCAAATCTTCTCTTCCGGACGGCACCAAGCTGGCGTCGATGATTCTGAGTCTTCCGAGCAGGAAGGGCTTGTTCATAGACGCCCCGCTGGACTACCCGGAAAGCATGGACGTGGTTGTGTCGGCAGGGACATTTCAGAGTTGGTTCCCGACGGCCTATAAAAACGGCGTCCAGGCCGGGAAGTACGTGCTGCAGATCGGGGTGCTGCCGGACCAGGAAGGTCTCCTGGGGCCGAAGAATGCTTGGCTCAAAGGGCCAGAAGTGGTCACAGAAACCAATGGTCACCATTCATATGCCCCCGAATCTGAGATTACGTTGCCCGCCATCCCGGCCCACGCAGACCAGTAACCCCCCAGGCCGCTATCCGAAGCGGCCTTTTTAGTAACCTCCGTTACAGGCTTTCCTCACCGTAGCGCGGTAGTCCAAAAGAAGGAGCCGGAAGGATCTCTCCTTCCGGCTCTGCGTCAGCGGCTACCGTCGTCTTTGCCTTCGGTTTTCGAGTCCCGGGTGAACACCCTTTCGGATCGTGGTTGTTGGGTGTTCTTGGCGACTTCGATAGGCCGGATGGGCTTTGCCTCCTTTTTCGGGGGAGGCGGCGACGGAGTCTTGCTTTCTTCTGCCATTGCGCTCACCTCCTTTTGCCGCTGTTGCGTGTGTGTTCACCAGTCCAAAAGCAGATCAATCCCGGCCAGGGCCGCGAAGCCTACGGACAGGAGCGTCAGCAATGACATGGATCGTAATTTTATTCCTTTTTGGCTTATTGCTATTGTTTGGCGACTGATCTCCGCATCCAGGGCGGCGATCATGGAAGGGTAGAGCTTGGTCGAACCTGGCTCGGAAGCCATTTCATGCGCCATGGTAGCGAGGTTTGTAAAATCACCGAGCGGAAGACTGGCTCTGCCGCGCCCGCGAAGAGAGTCCACCCCCAGGACGAACGCGGAAAAGGCTCCCAGCAACGCCACGGCAGCAAAAACAAAAAACCAGTCTGTAGGTACGCAGACCGCCCCGCCCCATTGGATTCCGCCGGAAACAGCCTTGTAGAAAAAGCCCACTTCCAACGTCGCCACCAAGGACGAAAGCCAGAGATACGTTCGCAATAGTCCGGCCTGATAGTTCGGAAGGTCCATGCTGACGTGCTTGTATTCGTCATACGCCGTCTTGGTTAGAATGGTGAGGGCCGTTTGATATTTGCCGTGATCAAAGTCGCTCATGTCCACTCCTGGTTTTGTTCCTGCAAGGTATAGACGATAACGAAAATATCGTCCATTCGGGCGGCCTTTTTAGTAACCTCCGTTACAGGCTTTCCTTGGCAAAGCGGTCCATAGTGAGACCTGCTTTGTTTGCGGTCGCGATCCACGCGGCCCCAAAACCGAGGAGGCCTCACTATGCGTTTATCCCATCTGCCCCGCATGACGACCCCGTCCCTGTTCTGCCTTGCGCTGCTTATCCTGGTACTTTTGGCCGCGCCCCAGCAGCTGCCCATCATCGCCTACAAGCTCGCCCTGGTGACGGGCGCGGGCGTGGCCGGATACGGCCTGGACCGTGCCTTGTTTCCCTATGGCCGCCCACACGCGGCCTTGCCGGATTGCTACTACGGTGACACGCCCATTGACGGTTCCCAGGTGCTGTACATCGTGGCCCAGGGCCGCCGTGCCGTGATCGTGGCCGCGGCCATGTTGGCCGTGGGCCTGGGGTTGTAACCGTGTCCTGGTCACTGTTTCTGTTCCTGTTCGCCGGTTGCCTGATCGGGATCCAGGCGTCAGGGGGGATTTACCGCGACGACTACACCGGACCGCACCGCGTACGCGACTACGTCACAGTCTTGGCCGTGGCCGCTCTGCTGGCGGCCTGTTCCGGGGCGTTCCTCCCCCGCATCGCCGCCGCCCAGGAGATCCCGCGTGCGGCCCAGCACTACCGATCCGACCTGATCCGCTGCGCCCGCGCCGAATGGGGGCTGGACGCGCCTTGTGCGGTGTTTGCCGCCCAGGTGCATCAGGAATCCCTGTGGCGTGCGGACGCCCGATCCCGCGTGGGCGCGGGCGGCCTGGGTCAGGTCATGCCCGCCACCGCCGACTGGTTCGGCACGGTCCGGCCCGACCTCGGCCCGGCCAATCCGTACAATCCCGGCTGGGCGCTGCGCGCGCTCTGCGCGTATGACCGCTGGCTCTGGCAGCGCGTCCAGGCCGTGGACGACTGCAACCGCATGGCCATGACCCTCAGCGCCTACAACGGTGGATTAGGCTGGCTGAACCGGGACAAACGCCTGGCGGCCAGCACGGGATTCGACCCGGCCCGCTGGTGGGACCACGTGGAGACCGTGAACGCGGGGCGCGCCGGATGGGCCATCAAGGAAAATCGCGGCTACCCGCGCCGCATCCTGCGTGAGCTGACGCCGCTGTATGAGGCCGCGGGCTGGGGCCGGGGAGTCTGTCCATGAGTATGGCCGCGACCCTTGCCGGGTTTGTCACTGGCGGCGGCGCTCGACGCCTGCTCTTGGTCTTGGGCTGCCTCCTGGTGCTCGGCCTGGTGGCCGGGCTGGCCGCCTGGAAGGGCTACCGCGCCGGATTCGACCGGGCCGATGCGGACCGCCGGGCCGAGGTGGCCGAGATCCACGCGCACCATGCCGAGGCCCTGGCCGATGCCGAGCGCACCGCCCGGCAACTGCTCCAGGACCAGACCAGGCGTGGCAACGAGCTGGAGCGGCAGTACTTGGCCGCCACCAAAACCATCGCGGCACAGCGCCGTGAACTGACCAATAGGAGGATCGCCGATGCGAGCCGTGATGTTGATGTTTCTGATGGCCTGTGCCGCCTTGGCCCTGACTGGGTGCGCCTCTACAACGAGGCCCTCGGCTGTGACCGTGGTCACGCCGTGCCCGCCGCCCCCCCCGGCGCTGCTGGTGCGGCCGGTACCGGCCTGGCCGCTGACGCCCGGATACTTCCAGGAGGTGGCACCGTGACGCCCGCCGTAACGCCTGAAGACGTGCTGGCGCACATGCGCGACTACGGCGCGCGGTGCCGCGCCCTGGAGGCGCAGTTGATCGCCCTGATCGACTGGGCAGAAGGGGGCAATCCCCACGCGGAGGCTGCGCCGTGAGCGAGATCACGTTTCCGGCTTGGCAGCTGGCGGCCCTGGGCTTGACGATGCTCCTTTCTTTTTGGGGATTTGTCTTCGCAGTATGGAAGATCGTGCACAAGCATCAGGCCCGGCAGGCAGAGTCCGCGCTATCCTGCGCCAAGGCCGCGGCAGCGCGCGCCGAGGATAACGAGAAGGATCTGCTCCGGCTGCGCGCCGAACTGCCGGTGGAATACGTCCGGCGGGAGGATTGGGTGCGAAATCAAACCATCATTGAGGCCAAGCTTGACGCTCTGGCCGCACACCTGGCCCAAGGAGGTCACAGTGGCTGTTGATCATGACCGCGTGAGGCGCGAACACATGCGCTGGGTGCTGATGCTGACCCTGAACAATGCGCGGCCCATGGGCTGCCACGATGCCGTAGCCCTGGCCACGGTCCAGGGCGTGTATCCCGACGCCACGGGACTCGAAACCCGACGCGAACTGGACTACCTGGCCGAGCGCGGGCTTGTGGATTTGCAGAAGCTGCCGGACGGACGCTGGGTCGCCAAATTAAACCGCTACGGCGTGGACGTGGCCGAATACACCGTGGACTGCGAACCCGGCATTGCCCGGCCGGGAAAGTATTGGTAGCCGCCATGCCCAGAAGATCAGCCGTGCTGACCCTGCCGCCGTCGGTCAAGGATTGGCTGGACAAGGCGCTGTGTGAGGCGGGTTTTGCGGGCTACCAGCTGCTGGCCGACGAACTGCGGGCGCGCGGATACGACATTTCCAAGTCGTCCCTCCACCGCTACGGACAGCAATTCGAGGAGCGTCTGGCCGCGCTCAAGGTTGCCAGCGAGCAGGCCCGTGCCATCGTGGACACCGCCCCCGACCATGAAGGGGCCATGAGCGAGGCCTTGATGCGACTTGTTCAGGAGAAGTTGTTCGGGGTGTTGCAGGACATCGAAGTGGACCCGGCCAAGGTCAATCTTGCCAGCTTGGCCAAGTCCATCGCCGAGCTGGGCCGCGCCAGCGTGACGCAAAAGAAATTTGCGGAAGAGGTCCGGGAGCAGGCTCAAAAGGAAGCCGAAGCCAAGCTGAACGATTCCGTGAGCGCCGTGGCCCAGGAAGCGCAGCGCGAACAGCTGACGCCCGCCCAGGTGTTGGAGCGCGTCAAGGCCATTTACCGGGGCGAGGCATGAGCGGCATCCTCCTGCCGTTCCAGCGCCGCTGGGTGGACGACCAGGCCCGGTTCAAGGTCGGCATGTTCGCCCGCCAGACGGGCAAGACCTTTTCCACCACCCTGGAGATCGCCGAGGACATCGTGGAACACGATGTCCACGGCAAGCGCACCCGCTGGGTGATTCTGTCACGCGGCGAGCGCCAGGCCAAGGAGGCGATGGATGAGGGGCTCAAGCTGCATCTCCGCGCCCAGGGCACAGCGTTTGACGCCATGCAGGTCGATTCCGGCTACCGCTATGAGGACGGCTCCAGCATCAAGGCTCTGGAAGTGGTGCTCAAGCACGGCTCCAGGGTCACGGCGCTTCCCGCCAACCCGGACACGGCGCGCGGCTTCTCGGCCAACGTCTTCCTGGACGAGTTCGCCTTCCATGCGGACAGCCGCAGGATCTGGTCCGCGCTCTTCCCCGTCATTTCCAAGCCGGGCCTGAAGCTGCGCGTGGTCTCCACGCCCAACGGCAAGGGCAACAAATTTTACGAGCTGATGACATCCTCGGCCCTGGCGAACGTCTGGAGCCGCCATGTGGTGGACATCTACAAAGCGGTGAAAGATGGGCTGCCACGCGACATCAAAGAGCTGCGCGCGGGCATCGCGGACGCGGATGCCTGGGCGCAAGAGTATGAACTCCAGTGGCTGGATGAGGCCTCGGCCTGGCTTTCCTACGATCTGATTAACGCCGTGGAGCACGGACGCGCCGGGGATCCCTCGCTGTATGCGGGCGGACCCTGCTTCGTGGGCGTGGACATCGGCCTGCGCCGCGACCTGTTCGTGATCTGGGTGCTGGAGGCCGTGGGCGACGTACTTTGGACCCGCGAAGTCATCGCGCGCCGCCGCATCCCCTTTGCCGAGCAGGACGCCCTGCTGGACGACGTGTTCCGCCGCTACCGCGTGGTGGGCTGCCGCATGGACCAGACCGGCATGGGCGAAAAACCCGTGGAAGACGCGCAACGCCGCCATGGCGAGGTCCGGGTGCAAGGCGTGCTGTTCAACGCTGCTACCAAACTCTACCTCGCCACGCTGGGCCGCGAGGCCTTTGAGGACCGCACGATCCGCACCCCGCTCGGCGATGCCGAACTGCGCGCGGACCTGCACAAGCTGCGCCGGGAAAACAGCCCCACCGGAGCGCCGCGCTTTGTTGCGGAAAGCGATGGCGCGGGCCACGCGGACCGGGCCTGGGCTTGCTTCCTGGCTCTGGCCGCCGCCGATACCGGACAGGAAATCTTCGCCTACCATTCCGTGCCGCGCCATCGTGGACCGGATGACGACCGCCAATCCCGGCCCGTGCGCGTCACAGCCGGGTTCCGCAGAGGAGCACTGTAAATGCCGACCCTGTATGACCATAGCGGCAACCCTATCGACCTCTCCGCGCTGCGCCGCGAGCAGGCCGCCCCGACCCTGACCGGCATCCGGACCATCTGGAGCGAGTCCGTGGCCAGCGGCCTGACCCCGGCCCGGCTGGCCCGCATTCTGCGCCAGGCCATCGAAGGGGACGCCACAGAATATCTGATCCTGGCTGAAGAGATGGAAGAGCGCGACCTGCATTACTCCTCTGTGCTCTCCACGCGTAAGCGGGCCGTGGCGGGCATCGACCCCACGGTGGAGGCGGCCAGCGACGACGCCCGCGACGTGGAGATCGCGGACGCGGTGCGCGGCCTGGTGCGCGCGCCTGAATTCCCCAGCTTGGTCACGGACCTGCTCGACGCTTTGGGCAAGGGGTATTCGGCCTGCGAAATCATCTGGGACCGCACGGACAGCCGCTGGACCCCGCGTGAATACCTCTGGCGCGATCCCAGGTTTTTCGTCTTTGACCGCGCGTCCATGCAGCGGCTGCGGCTGCTGGACGAGGGCGCGTCCTTCGAGGGGCGCGACCTGCCGCCGTTCAAGTTCCTGGTCCACATCCCCAAGCTCAAGTCCGGCATCCCGATCCGCTCCGGCCTGGCCCGGCTCGCTGCCGCCGCCTACATGTGCAAGACTTTTACAGTCAGTGACTGGATGGCCTTTGCCGAAGTCTTCGGCATGCCCCTGCGCGTGGGCCGCTACGGACCCAACGCCACGGACCGGGACATCCAAACCCTGATCCGCGCCGTGGCCAATCTGGGTACGGACGCGGCCTGTGTGCTGCCGGACAGCATGCGTATCGAATTCCAGGAGGCTGCCAAGGCTGCGGGCGGACCGGATTTGTTCCCGCGTCTGGCCGAATGGCTGGACCGCCAGGTCTCCAAGGGCGTGCTCGGCCAGACCATGACCTCGGACGACGGCTCGTCCCAGGCCCAGGCCAACGTGCATGACGACGTGCGCCTGGACATCCGCAAGGACGACGCCCGGCAGGTCGCCGCCACCATCGACCGCGATTTGATCAAGCCATATGTAGACCTCAACTGGGGACCGCCGAAAAACGGCTATCCCCGCGTACGGCTCCAGGTGCCGGAGCCGGAGGACATCGCGGCCCTGGCCGACGCCCTGGCCAAGCTCGTGCCGCTTGGTGGGCTAGGTATTGAAGCCAGCGTGGTGCGCGACCGCCTTGGCTTTCCGGATCCGGCAAATGGGGCGGTGCTGCTGGGCGAGGGCTATGAACCTATGGCCATGAACCGCAGAAGCGACCACGGCCTGGCCCGTGGCCGCAATCGCGCCGGAGCCATGCCGGACCCGGACGCCGAACTGGTGGAGCTGGCGGACGACGCCCTGGCCGACTGGGAGCCGCTGCTGGCTCCGGTGGTCAACCCGGTGCTGGAGCTGGCCGGGAAGTGCGGCAGCTATGACGAATTCCTGGCGGGCCTGCCCGCTTTGGTCAGCGGAGAAGCTGGCGGCGGGATGAATGCGGACGCCCTGGTGCGCAGCCTGGCCGAAGCGGCGTTCAAGGCGCGGGGGCTGGGCGATGGAGGCGACCAGTGAGCGTATCTTCTCCCGGCCCGGTGCCCAAGGAAGCCTTGGAATATTTCCGGGCCAAGGGGCTGAGGCCCGCCTTTTCCCACCTTGATGTCTGGCGCGAGGAGCACGCCGCATCCTTTACCGTGGCCAAGGCCATGCAGACGGACCTGCTCGGCGAGATCCGCGCCGAGGTGGACCGCGCCCAGGCCGAGGGCCGCACCTTCCGCGACTTCGCCAAAGACCTCGCGCCCCGGCTCCAGGAGCGCGGCTGGTGGGGCGTAAAAGAGATGGCCGACCCGCTCACGGGCAAAGCCCGCATGTTCCAGCTGGGCAGCCCGCGCCGTCTGAAAATCATCTACCAAACCAACCTGCGCACGGCCCGCGCCGCCGGGCAGTGGGAGCGCATCCAGCGCACCCGCAAGTCCATGCCGTATCTGCTCTATCAGCTCGGCCCCAGCCGGAAGCACCGCCCCGAACACATGGGCTGGCACGGCCTGCTCCTGCCCGTGGACGATTCCTGGTGGGAGACGCACATGCCGCCCAACGGCTGGGGCTGCGAATGCCGCGTGCGCCAGGTCTCCGGGCGCGAGGCCGAGCGCCTGGGCGCGTCGGGCGTGCCCGCGCCCGAACCCATGCAGGAGATCGATCCGGACACGGGCCTGCCCACCGGGCATGTGCAGTCCAGCAGCGTGCCCGTGCGCAGGCAGGCCCCGCCGATCCGGCGGCGGGAGTGGATCAACAAGCGCAGCGGCGAGGTGCACCAGGTGCCGGAGGGCATCGACCCCGGCTGGGACTACAATCCCGGCATTGCCGGGCGGCTGCGCTCCTCTCTGGATCAGGCCGCCGACAAGCTGGCCGCCGCCGACCGATCGGACACGGCGGCCACGGTGCGCAGCCTGGTGCAGGGGCCGCCGTTTGCGACATGGTTGCAGCATCCGAAAGGGGATTTCCCCATCGGCGCGGTGAGGGATGAGGATGCCGCGAGCCTGGGCGCAAAGGTTCGGCTCGTGCGGCTCTCGCCGGAAACTCTGGCCAAGCAGCTGCGCCAGCATCCCGACTTGTCCGCCACGGAATACGCCTGGATCCAGGAAGCCCTGGACCGGGGCGAGCGCATCCAGGACGGGACCGCGAGTTTGGTCTACGTGCTGGAGGAGGAAGGCTACGTGTCCGTGGTCAAGGCCACGCGCACGGGCAAGGCGCTGTTTCTGACGAGCTTCCGCCGCCTGTCGAGCAACGCGCTCAAGCGGGACATGGAGCTGCGCCGGCTGCGGAGCAAAAACTAAGCCCCGCATCGCGGACGATACGGGGCTTATGTCGGACGGCTGGCGGGGCCTCCCTCCGGCGAACCGGCAACCCCGCATGGCGCTCCGGCGCTGTGCGCCGTGCTACGGCCGGGAGTATATCACCGTGTCGCAGCCATCCAAGTCCTCAATAGCCCGTCCCGGCCGCCTCGTCAACGCCGTGGCGTGATTTTCGCGCGAGAACGGTCCAGTTCGGCGCGACCATTTCCGGACGCCTCATTGTCCGGGTCTTAGGCCAAACGATCGCGACAGGGCGTTCGCGAACGTTTCTGAACACGCTTCCCTGTCGGCCATCCATCCCGTAGCGCGTCGGTTCCCCGGCACCGGCCCGACGCGATTAGTAACCCCGGTTACAAGACCCGTACCCGCACATGGTTCATGCTGCCCACATGAACACCTACTTCACCGCGCTCAATGTCGAGCTGCCCCTGGGCGGCGCGCCGGAATGGATCGAACTGATCCCGGCTGGTCCGGTTGTCCGGGGCCGCGATGGCCGCGTCTGGCGCTTCGACCAGAATGACGCCGCCGCCGTGTTGACCGCGTTCAATTCCGGCGGTGCGCTTTTGCCTGTCGATTGGGAACACGCCACGGACGTGCGCGGCTCCCAGGGTTTGGACGCCCCGGCAGCGGGTTGGATCACTGAACTGCAATACCGCTCCGGCGCGCTCTGGGGCCGGGTGGAGTGGACGCCGCGCGCCCGCGCGCAGATCGAATCCCGCGAATACCGTTACGTCAGCCCCGTGTTTGTCTACCGCAAATCCGACGGCGCGATTCGCCTGCTGGAATCCGCCGGTCTGACCAATGTCCCGAACCTGCGCCTCACGGCTCTCAATCGCCGGGCGCACAACCTGGAGGATGATGCAATGTTGTTGAAGGTGCTGTGCAAGCTGCTCGGCCTGCCGGAGACGGCCACCGAGGAGCAGGTCACGCAGGCCGTGACCAAGTTGAACACCGACCTGGCGTCGGCAAAAAACCGGGCGATCCCTGCCGGGCTGTCCGAAGCACTCGGCTTGGCCGTGGATGCGGACGCGTCCGCGCTGCTGGCCAAGGTAGGCGAGCTGGCCGAACAGGCCAAGGCCGCCAACAAGCCCCAGCCCGGGGCCGAACCCGCCGGACTGGACCTGACCCGCTACGTGCCCCGCGCGGACTACGACCAGGCCCAGAACCGGGCGTCCGCCGCCGAGACCCAGCTTGCTGAAATTCGCAAGCAGGCCCTGGATGAGGCGATCGGCAAGGCCGTGAACCGCGCCATCGCCGAAGGCAAGATCGCCCCGGCGACCAAGGAGTTCTACGTGGCCGCGTGCCGCCGGGAGGGCGGGCTGGAAGAGTTCCAAAGGTTCGCCCAGGCCGCGCCCCAGGTCATCAAAGACCCGCAACTGCCCGCCGCGCCCCAGACCGGCGGCTCCGGCCTGAGCGACGCTGAGCGCGCCGTGTGCCGCAACATGGGCCTGGACGAAACCGAATTCGCCAAGAGCCTGATGGAGGAAAAGTAAATGAGCCTGACCGCAGACCGCAACACCGTGCGCATCGAAGGCGTGCTGTTTGAACGTCCCGTGGCCGCCGGTGCCGTCATCTACGCCGGGGCGCTGGTGGCCCTGAACACCGACGGCAACCTAGTGCCCGCGTCCGCCGATCCCGACATCAAGGTGGACGGCAGGGCCGAAGAGCGGGTGGACAACTCCGGCGGCGCCGCGGGTGACCTGACCTGCCGCGTCCGGCGCGGCTGCTTCCGCTACGCCAACTCCGCCACCGACCCCATCACCCTGGCCGCCGTCAATGGTACGGCCTACGCCGAGGACGACGAGACCGTGGCCAAGACCGATGCCACCGCGAGTCTTCCGGCCGCTGGCATCATCATGGACGTGGACGACCTCGGCGTTTGGATCAAAATCTAAGGAGACAGACATCATGATCATCAACAGCGCCAACCTAGCTGCCTTGTTCACGGGCTTCAAGCTGGTCTTCAACAAGGCCTTCGAGGGGTCGCGCAGCGACTTCGAAAAACTGGCCATGGTCGTGCCGAGCACCACCAGCCAGGAGGTCTACGCATGGCTCGGCCTGACCACGCGCTTTCGGGAGTGGATCGGCGACCGCGTGGTCCAGAACCTGAAGACCCATAATTTCACCATCCGCAACAAGAAGTACGAGGACACGGTGGGCGTCAAGCGCGACGCCATCGAGGACGACCAGTACGGGGTCTACAACCCGCTGGTGGCCCAGCTGGGCCAGGACGCCAAGACCCACCCGGACGAGCTGGCCTTCGCCCTGCTGGCCGCCGGATTCGCCTCGCCCTGTTACGATGGCCAGTATTTCTTCGACACGGACCACCCCGTGATCGGCGAAAACGGCGAGGCGACCAGCGTGTCCAACATGCAGGCCGGATCTTCGACCCCGTGGTACCTCTTCGACACCAGCCGCATGGTCAAGCCGCTGATCTTTCAAAAACGCAAGGACTACAAATTCGTGCCTCTGAACAAGGATACGGATCAAAACGTGTTCATGCGCGACGAATACCTCTTTGGCGTGGATGCCCGCTGCAACGTGGGCTACGGACTCTGGCAGCTGGCCTACGGTTCCAAGGCTACGCTCAACGCCACCAACTACGGCCTGGCCCGCGCCGCGCTCATGGGCATGAAGGGCGACAACGGCAAGCCCCTGGGCATCCGCCCCACGCTGCTCGTGGTCCCGCCGACCCTGGAAGGTGCGGCCTTGGAAGTGGTCAAGGCCGAGCGCGACGCGAGCGGTGCGACCAACGTCTACCGCAACACCGCCGAAGTCCTTGTGACTCCGTGGCTGGCCTAGGAGGGATGAGCAATGCCTGTAACCATCACCGCCAGGCGTGACGGCTTCCGCCGTTGCAATGCGGCCCATGCGGCCACGCCCACCGAGTACCCGGACGGCCACTGGACGGACGAGCAGCTGGCGCAACTCCAGGCCGAACCCAACCTGGTCGTGGTCGTCACCTCGGCCACGCCCGACGCCAAGCCCGACGCCAAGCCCGAAACCAGGAAAAATGAAGCCAAGCGAGGAGGCAAGTAGGTCATGTCCTACGCAACCTACGACGATTTAATTATGCGGTTCGGCCAGGATCAGATCCTGGTCCTGGCCGACCGCGACGGCGACGGCCAAGCCGACGCAGAGGTGATAGCCCGCGCCCTGGCCGACGCTGACGCGGAGATCGACGTCTACCTCTCGGCCCGCTACCAGCTGCCCCTGGCCGAATCGCAGCCGCTGCTCACGCGCCTGGCCTGCGACATCGCAGTCTACCGCATGTGCGGCGACGATGCGCACATGGCCACGGATGAGCGGCGCAAACGGTTCGAGGACGCCGTGGCCCTGCTGCGGCGCATCCGCTCCGGCGAGGTGGCCGTCGGCCCGCAACCCGAGCCGCAATCCTCCACCGGCTCCGCGAGCCTGATCGCCGGACCTCGGCGGTTCAGACGGGGGGCGCTGTGAGTAGCGTGGGCCTGCGTTTCGACCTGTCCGGCCTGCCGCAGCTGGCCGATCGCATCGCCCGTCTGGGCCGCGCCGATCGCAGTGCGCTGCTGGATGATCTGGGCGCGGAGGTCGCGTCCCAGACTCAGCGGCGTATCAGCGAGGAGAAAACCGGACCGGACGGCGAGCGTTGGCCCGCCTGGAGCGCGTCCTATGCCCGCACCCGGCACGGCAACCAGAGCCTGCTCGTGGCCAGCGGCGACCTGCTGGACACCATCACCCATGTGGTCAGCGGCGAGCGCGTGGAGATCGGCTCCAATCTGGTCTACGCCGCCGCGCACCAGTTCGGCCTGGACATGAGCGTGGTGTCTTCGCGCCGCCGCGTGAGCATTCCGGCCCGGCCTTACCTGGGCCTGTCCGGCGATAACGAAGCGGACCTGGAAGCCCTGACCGACGACTACTTACGCCGCACCCTGGAGGGAGCATGAGTCTTTGCGATTTGCGTGACGCCGTGGTCACGGACCTGCGCAGAATCCTGCCGCAACTGCGGACCTGCGAGACCCACGGCGGGCGGTTCGACGCCGCTGAGTTGCGTCGGCTGGCCCCGCGCACCCCGGCGGCCCTCGTAACCACGTTGGCCCTGGACGACCTGCGCCGCGAACACGGCGAATACAAGGCCGAGGTGACCTTTGCCGTCTTCGTGCTCACGACGGACCGGCCCGGACTGCCCCGCGACGAAGCGGCCCTGGCTGTGGTGGACGCCCTGGCTCGGACCATCCCGGACAATCGTTGGTCCATGGCCGAGTCCGAGACCGCGCCGGATCGCCTGCGGGCCGAGAACCTCTATTCCGGCGGCCTGGACAAGTCCGGCGTGGCCCTTTGGGCCGTGTCCTGGCGGCAGCGCATGGTCCTCGGCCAGGAGCTGAGCGCCGAGGACGTCGCCGCCCTGGACCGTTTCGCCCTCTGCGACATCAACCACGCGCCCGGTCCGGACGGCTCGCCCGTTGCCGAGGACCTGGTGCGGCTTCCCCAGGAGGAAGAATAATGTTTGTAATCCCTGCCCCGGGCCGCCAGGTGCGCGACCCGCGCAAGGTGTCCGAGCCGTTGCCCGCCGAAGGCCGCGAGGTTCAGGACAGCCCGTACTGGCGTCGGCGTGTCAAGGAAGGCGATGTGACCGTGCAGCCCCGGCCCGCCCAAGCCGCCAAGACCAAGCGCATGGCCAAGGAGGAATAGCCCATGACCATCAGTTTTAGAGAGATGCCGTCCACGCTGCGCGTGCCGTTGACCTATATCGAATTCGATAATTCCCGGGCCGTGCTCGGCACGCCCGCCATTGCGCACAAGGTGCTGGTGCTGGGCCAGATGCTGGCCACAGGCAGCGCGTCAGCCGCCGCGCCCGTGCGCGTGCTCTCCGCGGACCACGCGGTGCAGCTCTTTGGCCAGGGCTCCATGCTGGCGACCATGTTCAAGGCCTCCAAGGCCGCCGACCGCTACATGGAGACCTGGGCCGTGCCTCTGACGGACTCCGACGCGGGCGTGGCCGCCACCGG